CTAAATTAATTGGAAAGCTCGCAAGAATGCATTACGACACCTTGCACACACTACTGCTGACCATAACCTTGTCAGCACTAGGGCTGCTTTTAGCAGCAATCATGTATAGTTATGTTAAAAACACATACTATCCAAACAGTTTCCATGGAATGGGGGATCTCTTACGATCTCTATTCTATGAGTACCATTTACAGCGATCGAACTGGCCTGATGTACACGCCAGAAGACAATTCGTCAACCAGCCTTATTCTGTTAAGGAAACCCCCGATAACGGTAACCCACACAATGATAGGGCTCGTCTCCGATCAGCTGCAAACAAGTTCTGCGACTTTTTCGCTTCACACTTCCAGCGCAAAATCTTCTCAATCTCATGCTCTTCCAATGAGACAAGCACGCACAGACACACCCGTATACACTACACCATTAAGGATTTATCCATGCAACACACTTCAACACCTGTTGTAGACACCGATATTCTGAAAATGACTGATGTAGATTACTACGGCGACTCTCTCACACGTGCTCTCTCCACTGGAATGCCACTACTCTTGTACACCTTCACCCCGGAGACAGCGGGCCATACTGATGGCACCTCTGGCCATTACTTCAACCGTGATGGCACTGTAACCGAGTACGTAGACAATGGCTCCTACACCCACTACTTGTGGAATCTGGAAGAAGAGACGGCTGTAGTCCCATACACTGGCGGCTACCGCTTGTACAAGATTGCCAAACGGAAAATTTCACCAGACCGCACCTTAGTCCTTTTCTCACCAATCGGCACATTCACTGGCTTAATACCCATTGCAATGCGCTTGTTGAACATCGTTCCATTAGACGGAGTTAGATTACAAAGATTTAATCCTGTCAACAACACCAGCGTCGCTTTCGTAGTAAGAGGCACCAAGAACGAAGAAAAGATCACTATTGGCACTGTCGGAGTACCACACTCTGCTACGTTTAGCATTGAGAAAGTACCCTTCATGGAGAAATTGTTTTCCACACCTGGAATGTCATTCGGATTTGCGCAGAACAATGTACGCACAGTGTTAGGCTTGGACATAGACACTACACCACATATTGAAAACTACTTCACTCAAAAACGAGGCAGACCACCAATAACGTCACACCCGTTAGCAGTTGAATATGTATGGGAAGCGCCTAAGATCCATGAAACTGTCAATAGCTCAATGCGCCTAATCGACGGATTACACTTGACCGGACCAAATGTCCCGTGTATTCCTAAGAAATGTAAGACCAACCTCAAAGCGGCC